GTTATATATATGAACACAGCAGACCTCAATATTAAAGATTTGACATATCAAATTCAGTCAAATAAAATAGCGATGAATGCGATTCCAAGAGTGCAATTACCGCCTAAAAAATCTATATCTAAAGTTGATACTGAAATGATACAAGAATATAATAAGCAATTTGAAAAAATTAAAGAAGTAAAAGTCCCAGTCATAAATGGAATGACTGGTCTTCCAGAATTAGATGAAAATGGAGAGGTAGTAATGACAACTAAAAATTATAAATATTTTAGAGTTCCTGATTTTGTGCAGACACAAATTCCCGAATTAATACCTGTTGTTGACGATCAAGAATTAGATAATATGCGATTTAATGAAAAATCAATTTTTAATAATCTATTAAAAAATAATGCAGAATTAAAAGCACTTGAAGACCAAAAAAAAATATTAAATTATTATTTTAATATTGGAAGTTTAACTCCTGCTGAAATGAATGAAAAAAAAAGAGTTTTAGATCGTAGAACTGAAGTAATAAAACGAATAAATATATTTATAGAAATAGAATTGAGAGAGTATGAAAATATATTAAATGATAATACAAAAAATATTACGACTAATGAGAGTTTAATTGATGCAACAAAAAAATCCAACTTACAAAAATGGAAGAATTATTTTGAAGAAATGAATTTATTAAATAGTGGGTCTTTTAATACAGAGAGATTAGTTAATGAAACCGAAGATGAGTATTATACAAGATTATATAATAATGCACAAGAAGAAAATGTAGATGAATTAATTTTAAAAGCAAAAACTGATAATAATAAAAAATTTAAAGAAATATTAAAACAACTTTTCCGTGATGATGTTAAAATTGAAAGTGTCAATAATATTATAGATGATGATGTTAAATTAAATATTATAAAAAAGAATGTATTATTTAAGGAGAAATTTATAAAATTATATGGAGAGAATAATAAAAATATTACAGTAGAGAATATTATTGAATTTTGCGATGCTTTTAATAAAGCAATGAGTGGAGATGATGCTATTTTAAATTATTTAACAACTCCGAAACCAACACTTCCCGAAAATATGTATAGTAGAGAAATAAATTATAAAATAATTAATAACATGCTTGTAATTTCTATAGGAGAAAAAAGTGTTTATTTTAAAGTTTTAGATACTTTGAGATTAGAAGGTGTATTATCTCTTGAAACAATTAAACAAATTGTATATTCTTTTACTGGACAAAAAGGTTCTTTTGTTCCGTATTTTACAAAAAAAGTAGAATATATAAAAGAAGATAGAAAAAAAGGTGATCCACACTACATTGAATTATTAGGCGAGCAAGCAGTGATGGAACATTTACTTATTCCAAATGCAAAATTAAGAGAAATTATAGGCGGTGTTAGAGAAACAAAAATATTAGCAAAATTATTTTCATTAGGTTTAATACCAGAATATTTAAATACAAAAAATTTAGGACAAGTACAATTTTTAAATGGTGATAAGGTAGAAGTTTTTGGTTGGGGTATACATAACGAAGAAATTCCTGACGAGGTCTCATTTGGAAGTTTAAAATTAAAATTAAATAAATTATTTTATAAGAATTTTCTCTCTCTTGTAGATAAAAATGGTATAAATATTCCATCATTTAAACAAGTTAAGGTAAGCGATGATTTTGTCAAATTGATAATGAATATAACTAAAAATAAATTTCCATCAAAAAATGAATTAGAAAATTTAAATCAAAACGAGAGAAATTTATTTGATAGAATAATTCATTTAGCAAAACTTCATAAAAATCCTAATTTAGAAAAAAAAATGAGTGGTTCAATACAAGATGAATTAAAAAATCAGTTAAGTTTAATCGAACAAGATATTAATGCAGGAAATAATAATAAAGAAATGGTGAGAGATATGGAAAAAATTTTAATGAATTTAGTAGATTATGGATGTATAACATATGCAAATGCTAAAAAACATATTAAGCAATATATGTAAAAATAAAAATATTTTCATAATATATAATAATGTATGAAAATATTGGAATTGCAGGTTTGTCTCCAAACCAAATATCTAAAATGATTAGAGGTGAAGGTATTAGAATTCGCAAAGGAACTGAACACTCTTTAGCATTGTCAAAAGAACAAAGTAAAAAATTACATAAAGCACACATGAAAGATGCTGGTTATACTATACATTTAGACCCTTATCAACAAGATATGCATAAAAGTATGCATGGAGAAGGTGTTGTAAAAAAAGCAGGTCAAATTGCTCTCGGTATTGGTGCAGCGGCGTTAGGTCATCATTTAGCAACTCAAATTGGAAATCAACAACAAATAAGACAACAAAAACAAGATATTTCTCAAGGAAGAGGATATAAGGGTATTCCAGATGCTAATCCTTTCTCTCATGAACTTCAAGGATTAGGTCTACCACGCCATAGAGGAAGACCACGCAAAATTTACTCAACGAAAAAAGGAGATGGTATTATGAAAAATTTAAAAAATATTGGAAGAAAAATTGCAGGAAATAAAACAATTCAATCAATAGCAGGAAATAAAACAATTCAAGCAATAGCAAAAGTTGGAGAAAATGTTGGTAAAGAAATTTATAACGATATGCTCACAGGAGGACCCGCAGTTGCTTCTCATCTAATTCATACAGGTATTCCTATTTTTGCAGGAACTGCGGGTGGAGTTGCGGGAGGATTAGCAACTGAAAATCCTCTCGGGGCAGCGATTGGAGGTGCAGCAGGTCAATACGCAGGGACTGCTCTTGCTGATTATATCGGTCATAAGACAGGTTATGGAGTGAAAAAGATTGTAAGAAGAAAACCTAAAAAAGGTGGTGCTTTGCTTCCTGCTGGTTATTAGTCATGATGTTTTTTAAATAAAACATTTAAACCGAACTCCAAAGGGACTGGCGTTGCTGTTCGGTCATGATGTTTTTTAAAAAAAACATTTAATTTATTTTCATTAATTGCGGTATTATTTCCGAAACTATTTAAAAAACTTTTAAAATTAAATTCATCATTTCCATCTTTCTCTGTTTCTAAAATACAACCTAAAACCCACCATCCGCAACTTTTTGCATCGTCATCTTGTAATTTACGAGAACCATGTAAATATTCTTTTGTTATTTTTTCAATATCCGCAGGAGCAACGAAACCCATACTATCAAACCAAAAATCTATTCCATTTTCTCTCTTTTTAAAACCCAACCAATGAGTTCCAGAACCTTCATTAGATGATTGAAGATTTATAATATACCAACCATTTTTTAATTCATTAGGTAAATCATCTTTTGAGAAAATCCCGTTTATTTCAATATTATATGATTGACATAAACTAATTAGTTCTTTATCACTTAAACCTGACCCATATTTCATTTTTATATATTGAGAGAAAAAAACATAATATCTGTAAAATTATGCGTATACGGATGTGTTTCATTTGTAAAATCTATTTTAAAAAAATTTTTTGGTTTTGATGTAGCACTTAAATACATATTTTTTATTGTCTCTTTATCTAATCCTAAATGATTGTGTGTTTTAATTATATTATTTATAGAGTTAATATCATTTAATCTAAATAAAATAAAAATTTGTGTATTTCTTCTTATTTGTAGTGGAACATCTGAAAAATTCTGATTTAATGAAATTATCGTAAATCCGAATTTCCGTGCGGAGCAATAAAATTTTTGTATTTGTTGTAATTCTTTTTTCTTCAAATTTATAATATCATCAAAAACTAATAATTTCTCTTCCGTTTTATCATCATCTTTAAAATCTTCTAAATTAGGTAAATCTTCCACATTGTCTATAAATTTAATTCCATCAATCTTTTCTCTCAATAAATCATAAAGAGGTTCATCAGTTGTTGCTGGATTGAAAATAATTATGTCATAAAATGTATTTGGTTTTCTTGCTAAAAATTCTACTAAAAATGAAGATTTACCCGATCCTGTCGGACCGATTACTGAAATCATTGAATTAGGTTTTATCAAATGATTTTTAAAATTTTTATCTACTTTTGGTTTTGCTTTTTGATTTTTTATTTTGCTATACCAATCTGTTATATTATCTTGCATTTATATTACTTGTTATTTTTTTTTTTCTATAGTTGAGGTAGTTTTGTCACATTTTATTCTCGGTTTTCTCGGTTTTCTCTCTATTATCCATTTCTAAATCTACATTTGAAACAGAACATAGACCATACAAACATGATGAATTTCCTATTTTATAATGTAAATGACCTCCTACGTATCCTGCGATTGCACTCAAAATTCCAACTAAGATTGGGTCCATTTACATATAGAGAAGATTAAAAACCCAAAAAAAACCTATCCAACTCTTGTCGCAACATAATAACCAGTTCCTGAAAAAGTCCCTGTTGAAAACCCTATTTTAAAAATAGGATAAATGGTGTCTGCTGCAGAAACATAATAAGTGAAAGCACCACTAAAGGAAGGTGTATCAGAAGTAGCATATGTAAAAGTTGTATGAATTCTTGTTGAACCACAAGGTTTTATTCTTGAGGTAAATGCTGCACCGCTATTTGTATTTACATATAGCGTTTGCTCAGACACTGTGGCGGGTCCTGCAGCAACTAATAAATCTATTGTGTAATTTATTGACCATACACCAGGAGTGAGAGCAATTCCAGCAGAAGAAATATCGGTATTTGCTCCTGCTATAAAAGAAGCAATAGCAAAACCTGATGTTCCATTTGATAATTGAAAACCTAATTGATTTGCGGTTGGTGTTGCGGTATACACCGTTTGTAATTGAAGACCTGATGACAAGACAAGAGAAGTATATGTTGTAGCACCTGTAGTTGGAACTCCAGAACAATACACCGTCTCTTGCGTCCGTCCTAACATAATTTGATTTGGTAATGTTGATTGAGAATTATATCCGATTGCTGTTGAATTCGCAGCACTATTTATAACAGTTGCCCCTGCTCCAATACAAGTGATATTATCTTGTCCAAAAATTGACGCTATTCCACCTGCTCCATATCCTACTACGGTATGGTTAGTCATAATACCATATGCGGGATTTGATGAACCTGCTCCAATAATAGTATTCCCAGTTGATGAACCATCTTGTGCTGAACTATAACTCCCTTTTCCGTAAAGAGTATTATTTGCTCCTTGTCCTGTTCCAACTAATAACCCACTAAATAAAGAATTTGAACCACCAAGACCAGTCCCAAAACAAGCACCATTAATTGATACATTTTTGGTTGTATTTAATGATATAGTTGCAATTGTCCCTGGGCAATAAACCGTTTCTGCTGTTGTTCCCAAAACAACTGAATTTACTACTGTTGTTGTTGCTCCTGCACCAATTGCTGTTGAAGTTGCATAAGTCGCCGATGCTCCTGCACCAATCGCTGTTGAATTTATACCATTACATACTGAATTAGCACCAATTGCTGTCTGGTTATTTATACCGAATGTGGTTGAAGTAAGACTACCAATAGCAACACAATTATTAGCACCATTACCAAAAACTGCACCAGTAGTAGCAGAGCGACCAAATGCTAAACAAGAAGTTCCACCTGCTACTGATCCATAACCAAATGCTGTGCAGTCGTTTTGAGCATTAGCACCAATTCCGAATTGAGTTGCTCTTAATGCAGTAATAGCAACTGTAGAAAATCCACAACTATCACCAGTAGCACTTAATAAACATGAACCAATACTTAATGGGGAAATTGTTGTTAATGTTCCTGTAAAAGTCGTCGCAGATGCTACGCTATTTGGCGTCCCAACTCTTTTAAGATAATTAGTATTCGCATAATTTAGTGTAATTGCTGAATCTGATGAAGTAAAAAATGCTGGATTATAATTAATTCCTGAAAAACTAAACAAAGGTGGCGATATTGAGGACATTTATTATTATATAGGTATATTATAAATGTCTTATAATTTAGTTATAAATTCTTCTAATGTAGTCGGAAATCAGAACTCCACTTTTGTATATACTTTTTTAGGTTCATCTTCCTTAACAATTAAGGAAGGTTCTAAAATATGTGTTTCATCATTATCAATTCCATACTCTTTTTTCAATGTCACACAATTATACAATAATCAAACATTTAGTTTTAATTGGAGAGTAGGCGTCACAACTACTACATATAATATTTCTCTTCCTGCTGGGTTTTATTTAGTAAGTGACATTTCAAATTTTTTAGAAAATTATTTTATTCAAAACGGAATGTATTTAGTTGATTCCGCAGGTAATAATGTTTATTATTTAGAACTTGCTTATAATACAACATATTATGCAACTCAGATTTTAAGTTTCGCAGTTCCGACATCATTACCTGCTGGATATGTGCAACCTTCAAATTGGTTAGGGTATCCATCGGTAGCAAATACACCACAATTAATTTTATCATCAAATAATTTTAAAAATATTTTAGGATTTTCTGCAGGATCTTATCCACCAAGTCCACAAACAATAAATTACTCAATTACATCGAATGTTTTACCTCCTGTAGGTTCAAATATTAATGCTGTTATATTATCATGTAGTTTAGTAAATAATAATGTCACTGTTCCATCAGATATATTAGACAGTTTCCCTATAAATTCTGCATTTGGTTCTAACATTGTTTATGCTCCAAGTTTTGAAAAATGGGTAAAAATGAATTCTGGAACATATAATAGCATCACAATACGAATGTTAGACCAGAATTTGAATATAATAAATGCTAATGATAGTAATGTGTCAATAACTCTTCTTATTCAACCTCCATCATGATATTTTTTAAATATTTATATATATTATAAATGGTTGCACATTATCTTTTAGGACGAGGAAGAAATGTTATGATGAAAGGACGGAATATTTTACCTAATAAATACGGAGGAAGTGTTAAGATGCTTGATAAAGAGTTGTCATTTCCAATTGTCGGTCATGCTTTCAGAGATGTAGGAATAGATGCAGGTAGACAAATGTTAGGAAGAGATGGACTTGGACAACGAGGTTCTGGAGTTGCGAGTAGAAAACCCCTAATTTTTAGGAAATAAACCGCTTTTAAGCGGTCATGATGTTTTTTTCTCGTTTTTAAACGAGAAAAACAACATTTGAATATATATATATAAAAAATGTATAAAATATTACAGAGAACAAAAGATTTAGCAGAAAAAAATAATTTATTAGTCTATCCAAGTGAAAATTTAAAATATAAATTAGAAGTTCATAATGCTAATGACGGTTCTTTTCTTGGTCATGTCGGTGCAAATAAAATGCTTGATTATCCGAATTATTTATTATTAGAGAAAAAAGGATTAGTCGCTGATGGATATGCTGATA